TCATCAAGATGCGGAGAATCGGGCAGACACGTTACATCGGGATCAACACGCTTCTGGATAGCTGGGCTTACACAAAGCCAAAATGTGCAAAGTGCCCGGTCAGTTTCCCGGTCGCTGAAGCTGTAACGCAGGTTATTACCATCCCTGAAATCGGGGATAGCGAAATCACCCCGCAACCCATCCCTGAAAACAGGGATAACCATCCCCAAAAACAGGGAGAGGCATCCCTGAAAACAGGGAACACCAAAGACATTCTTCTAAAGACAAATATAAAACCTAATACCCCCTCTAATCCCCCAAGGGGGAAGGACAAGTTTGATCCGCTCGGTGTTGACGTTCCTGAGTGGCTAAACCAAACCGCCTGGCAGGAATGGGTTGCTTACCGCAAACAGTCTGGCAAGCCGATCAAAACTGAGCTGACCGTCACGAAGGCATTCAAGCTGCTGAAAGAGTGCCTCGAAGACGGACACAACCCGGTCGACGTGATCAACACCAGCATTGCGAACGGTTACCAGGGACTTTTTAAGCCGAAGTTCGCTGTCAAACCGGCCACCAAGCCGGATCTGGACTTCAACAACACTGACTGGGCCTATGGGGTGATCCGATGAAATCTCTTTCAGAGCAGATGCGTAACCACGATCGCGAGCAGATGAGCCGCATGGCCCATAACCTGCCAGAGCAGTACCAGGAGCGGGCGCCAGTAGAGCAGGTGGCGCAGGTATTCAACAAGCTGTTCAACGAACTGCGCGCCGCGTTCCCGGCCAGCATGGCGAACTTCCGCACCCAGGACGACCTGAACGAATTCCGCCGTCAGTGGCTGCTGGCGTTTCAGGAGAACGGGATCCACACCATGGCGCAGGTTGATGCCGGTATGCGAGTGGCTCGCAGCCAGGTACGCCCATTCCTTCCGTCGCCGGGCCAGTTCGTCGCATGGTGCAAACAGAGCGGCGGGGCGCTGGGCATAACCGTTGACCAGGTGATCGCCGAATACTGGGACTGGCGTAACCGCTCGTTCGAGTTCACTTCCAGCGAGCAATTCCCCTGGTCTCAGCCGGTCATGTACCACATCTGCGTAGAACTGCGCCACCGCAGCACAGAGCGACAATTAACTCATGGTGAGCTGGCGCGCGAAGCGGGCGATCTGCTGGACATGTGGGAAAAGCGCGTTACCGATGGTAAACCAGTGCCGCCGGTACGCCGTGCGATTGCAGCACCGGCTGCCGAACACGGGCCGACGCCGATCCAGCTGCTGCTGGCGAAGTACAACCGCAACAAGTCGAACGGGATGGTGTGAGATGAAAGGCACACAAGCAATTCTGCACTCGAATCATCAACCCTCAACATCACTACTTGATGGCCAATCAACCATTGGCTGTAAAGTTTCTGATTTATTAGTCGATGATTAAAATATCGTAATTATTTAAACTTGCATGGAGAAAGTCATGAGCGCTGGCGAAGAGTTTGTAAACTATAGCAAATCATTTCATAACGAAAAAAGAGAGGAAGTGAAAGGTCTTCACATCTCATTAAGTCATGGGGAAGGTGTTCTTATAACTCATCGAGTTGAGTCGGAGCACGGGTCTGAGATTGGGCCCTTCTACTTGCCTGATGACCCGAAAGAATTAAAAAAAATTACCAAGGCTATTAACAAAATAGCAAAGTTAATGGAAGGCTAACCAACTGGCTACCTGTAAGTCATTAAAAACTGGCTTCTTATGAAGATATTGGCGATATACTCGTCTTAGAAAGTATCGCATATCATAAAACCTACAAGTTGCTGCAATGAAGAGTGTGACAAGTTAAACGCTGGCCTTGCCGGTGGTGGAGTGGCGTACAAATAGCGCCTGAATATGCCAATTATCGCTGAGGTGGTAATGCGCGAGCAGCCCGAACATTTGCTCGATTACTTCCTTGAGCGCCTGAAGTTTTATCGCGAGAAGTCGATAATTTTACCTAAAGGTAGCGATCCGCGTTACATCGAAATGGCAGAGGCTAACCAGAAATGACGATTGTTTTCATCCCCGCATTGATAGCGATTTTGGTAGCAAAAGAACGAGAAACCGGTCGTGCGCTAACCCAGCTAGAAGTGGAGCAAATTCGTGATGAGGCGACGGCAATCAGCCTTCCAGATGATGTAGCAGAAAGCATGGCGGTTGAGCGCGGATACTCGGATATTGATCCTGAAAATGTTTGGAAGGAATGGTTGTCTTGGAAGACTTCCAATGTGGAAAACTAATGGTGAGGAGAAAAAATGAGCTTCGATTGTGTGATTATTAAGCCAGGGGTAATACCGTCTATACATCAGGTGGATAGCGACAAATTGCCGTTTACAGTCACTTATGATGAAAGAAAGACATACGAAACCTTCAGTATTACTAAAATTGAGCATGCTGAGAAAACTACAGGGAAACATGCACTCTATCTTGTTGCTGATAAAGCTAACACCCCGAGAGAACTGATTACTGCCATAATCGATGATCTTCAGCCAACGCCAGTAAAATACTTCTCATAAACAGTTTTGATTTTCCATAATCAACCCGCCATAATCATGTCATCGGAGCCTGAACAACTCCGGTGACTTCTGCGCATTTAAGGGGACTTAAATGCGACCACAATCTGAACTCCTCACCTCGTCACAGATGCAGAAATGCACCTGCGATTTTCTGCATTCTGCGTTACCTCCCGGAGGTGGCGTATGAAACAGCACTACTGCATCGTTAACGACACCGTTAAAGAAAACCTCATCGCGTACATTCGCACCCTGCCGGTAAACCCTCGCGCGCCGATGGTGGTCGAGGCCCGGGAAGAGACGCGCACCGATAAGCAAAACCGTCTTATGTGGCCGCTGTTGAAGGACCTGTCTGACCAGGTTGTCTGGCACGGCGAGAAGTTGACCCGCGAAGAGTGGAAGGACCTCATCACCGTTCTGGTAAACCAGACTCAGGACCAGGAACAGAAATCCGCGCCGGGCATCAATGGCGGCCGCGTTTATTTCGGCGTCCGCACATCCAAATCCAGCAAGCGTTACATGGTCGATGTCATCGAGGCGATTTACTGGTTCGGTACCGACCGTGGCGTGAAGTTCTCCGAAGCATCAAGTAAGCGCATTGCCTGGGCGCAAGAGTGGAGGGCTTCCCGTGGGTAATCCTCTCGCTCGCGTCATCACAAACGAAATCTTCCGCGTTCCGGCGCGCCGAAAGCTTAAGCCCGCAGTTAAGCCATCAGACATCCCGACACTGAAGGGCTACACCGCCCGCCTGGTAGATCAGAAATGGCTGCGTCTCGCGGCACGGAGGGCGCATGGCTAATTTATGCAAAGCGGCACGCGGCCGCGAATGTCAGGTGCGGATCCCCGGCGTATGCAACGACAATCCTGAAACCTCTGTACTGGCTCACATACGTCTTGCTGGTCTCTGCGGGACCGGAATCAAGCCGCCAGACCTGATCGCCACCATCGCATGCAGCAGCTGCCACGACGAGATTGATCGCCGCACCCGTCTGGTCGATGCGGAATATGCAAAGGAGTGCGCGCTGGAAGGCATGGCTCGCACGCAGGTCATCTGGCTTAAAGAGGGGCTCGTAAAAGCATGAATGAATACCGCATCAGCCTCCCGTGGCCGCCGAGCAACAACCGCTACTACCGGCATAATCGCGGGCGCACGCACATCAGCGCAGAAGGGCAGGCGTACCGCGACAGCGTCGCCAGAATCATCAAAGACTTAATGCTGGATATTGGCCTGGCAACACCCGTGAAAATCCGTATCGAGTGCCACATGCCGGATCGCCGCCGCCGGGACCTGGATAACTTGCAAAAGGCTGCCTTCGACGCCCTGACGAAATCCGGGTTCTGGCTCGATGACCAGCAGGTCGACTACTACAGCGTGAAGAGGATGCCAATCGTCAAAGGAGGCAGGCTTGAACTGACCATCACCGAACTGGAGGCCTCATGAACCACACAGACTTCCTGCGGTATCAGGCGGAAAGCGTTAAGCGCGCAAACCTGCCGCCAGTAGCAAAGCACAGCCAGACCAAAACCAACCAGCCTCAGAAGGAAGCCGCATGAACAGTCAGCAACTGGAATACGTACGTCAGCAGCTCATTGTGGCGACCGCAGACCTCAGCGGGGCGACGAAAGGGCAGCTGGTAGCTTTCGCCGAGAACGCACAATTCACCGCGACAGCGCGCAGCCGGGGCCGAAAAAAGGTATTCGACAAGGATAAGCAGCGCATGGTCAACCCGGATGGTCCGCCGATGAGTGGCAGCCAGTCACGCGCCAAGGGCTCATCCATCGCGCTGGTGGGCCCGGTTGAGTTCGTGACCGCATCCTGGCGCCGCGCTGTCCTTTCTCTGGAAGACCACCAGAAAGCATGGCTGCTGTGGAACTACAGCGAGAACATCCGCTTCGAGTATCAGGTGGCGATAACTCAGTGGGCATGGGCAGAGTTCCGTGAGCAACTCGGCGCGAAGAAGGTGGCCGGCAAGACGATGGAACGCCTGAAGAAGCTTATCTGGCTGGCAGCGCAGGACGTCAAAGCGGAACTGGCGGGCCGTGAGACATACGAATATCAGGCGCTGGCGGAGATGGCAGGCGTAGCGAAATCGACCTGGACGGAAACGTATCTGCCTCACTGGCTGGCGATGCGTAACAGCTTTAAGCGGCTCGATTGCGGTGCGCTTATATCCGTAACGCGATCACGTTCACAACAAAAGGCGACAAATTTAGATGTAAGTCTTGCAAAACCGAACTGAAGCGCATATATTTCATGTAAATCTGATATTGTCGCTATAGCTTCGATTATCGACAAAGAATTAAGAGCCTCGCCATCGTGCGGGGCTTTTTATTTGAACAAAAAAGATATCCCAAGCTTTACTAGGAAGATGAAAATAGCGATATCGATAATCAAGTGAATAATTCGATCCACTATGTCCGGATTCTTATTGATTCTGTACCTGCCACGTCTACGTCTGCCCATTTTTTTCTCCTTTTAGGGATGTATCGGCAGGGATGTGAAGAAACTTTATTCAAAGGCTCACTTATGTGGGCCTTTTTTAATTCAGGCTCCGGGAACCATCATCGATACGCCTACTTGTTAAATCGTCCCGAGGGCCTGACCCTTTTCAAACACACAGCACCCGCTAACTACGCGAGGTGAGAGCATGTATCGCATGGAAAAAATAACCACTGGTGCTGCCTATGGCGCTTCAGCCGGGAGCATCCTAAACGGCATGCTTAATGCCTACAGCCCCGAGCAGTGGAACGCTATCGGCGTGCTGGTGGGTATCATCATTGCCGTACTGACGTATCTGACAAATCTCTATTTCAAGATCCGCGAAGACAACCGCCGCAGCAGGAGCCGAGATGAACCCGACACTCAGGAATAAGCTGGTGGGTGCCATTGTTGGCGGTTCCGGAGCCATCACCATTGCGGCGGTAATGCTGGGAAATGCGGATGGGCTGGAAGGGCGGCGCTATTACGCCTATCAGGATGTTGTCGGCGTCTGGACCGTTTGCGATGGACACACCGGTGCCGACATTCGCCGCGGTCACCGCTACACCGACAAAGAGTGTGACAACCTGCTGAAGGCAGATCTGCGAAAGGTAGCAAATGCCATCGACCCGCTGATCAAGGTTCGCATCCCTGAGCCTACACGTGCTGCGCTTTACTCCTTCACCTACAACGTTGGCTCTGGTGCCTTCGCCAGTTCCACGCTGCTGAAGAAGTTGAACGCCGGTGATGTACCGGGTGCCTGCAAAGAACTGCAGCGCTGGACGTATGCCGGTGGCAAACAGTGGAAGGGTCTGATCACCCGCCGCGAGATTGAGCGTGAAGTTTGCGAGTGGGGTCAGAAATGAGCCGATTAACAGCCATCATCTGCGCTGTCGTTATCTGCCTGCTCGTTTCCATGGCCTGGGCGATTAACCACTACCGCGACAACGCCATCACCTACAAAGACCAGCGTGACAAAGCCACCAAGAATCTCAGCCTGGCTAACGCCACAATTAAAGACATGCAGACCCGCCAGCGCGATGTCGCTGCGCTGGATGCCAAATACACCGGAGAACTGGCAGATGCGAAAAAGCAGCTTGATGATCTGCAGCGTTGTGTTCGCGATGGCAAGTGTGGGCTGCACGTCAACGCAAAATGTCCAGCGAACGGAACGACCAGCACCGACGG